TATATTTGATATACTCAAAACTTTATAATATATTTTTAATAGAAAATAATATTATACCGTTTTAAAGATATTTTTAATCTATTTATGATTCATTATTAAATGTATTAGTTTTTTACTATGAGATAGACAATATTAATTTTCAATTTTATTTTCATTATTTTCAATTTTATTTTCTTGATCATTTCTCATATTTTTTTCAATTTGTTTGAAAAAAGATCCTTTAAAATCATAAGAACCTGTATGATTTAAATTACAAAATATATCTAACCATATTTCACCACCCATAGATAACCATCGACTACAAAAAGCATAATCTTCTGATAAATATCTTTTACTTTTTGAATCAATCCAACAATCAAATAATGTATAAAAATGATCATCATTAAATCCATGAAAATAACTACCTACATCATTTTTATATTTTAAATCTGGAAATTTTATAATCATATCTAAAATAACAGATCTTTCAATCATTATAAATCCAGTTGCTAAATAAGCAACTTTCATAAATCCATTTTCAATAGGTAATTGTATAGAATTAGTATGTTCATCTACATGAGAAATAATATTAATAGCATAATCATTTGTAATGTGTTCTAAAAATTTTAAATTAGAATCTTCAATTTGTTTAGATTCTAACATGACTTTTATTTTTTCCCAGTTAATTGCTTTTTTAGGATATGCTCCACCCACTACTTTTTTATTTGATTTTAACATTCTTAATATAGATTGTGCATCAAATGTAATATCACTATCTATAAAAATCATATGAGTATATTTTGGTTGTGAAATAAACAAAGACATAAAATAATTTCTTGCTCTTGTAATTAAACTTTCATTTCCAATAGACGCAATTTCCATTTTAATATTATGAATTCTACACATTTCTTGAAGTCTTAATACACTGTGAAAATACCCCATTAATAATTGATTACCATAACAAGGTGTACATACTAATAAGTAATAATCCATTTATTTGTTTTTTAATTAAAAAATAATTATTTAAATATTAAAAATTTTTTTTACAAAAATTTTTTCTAAAGATTTTTCTAATTTATTTTTTTCACGTTCTATTCTTTCATTTAAAAAAATACAATTATGATATTCAGGTAGACGATGTTTAAAACAAAATATTTCCTTACAATCATCACAAGAAAGATCATATATTATATTTATATTTTTTTTACATATTTTACATCTATTTTGTTTCATATCTTACTTCATTTAATATAATAAATAATTTATAAAAATTGATATTTTTATAATTTATTTTTATATAATTTATATATATTAATATAATATTTAAATATTAATAATTTATTTTCATATAATTCGTTTATATTAATTAATACTAAATATTTTTTTCTTGTTTGTACTTATAGGAAAAATGGATATGACGGAACTGGATAATCTTTTCAAAGATGAAAAATTAAGAAATGAGGTATTAAGAAATATAGATAATAATGAAATTATTTTATATCAATTTAAAAATAATAAAAAATTAATTGATATTTTTACAAATCTTGGTAATGAATATGATACCTTTTCTTTAATTAAAATTATTAAAGATAAAATTTTACAATTTATGATTGATGAATATTTAGATACAACTGAATATGGTTATGAATGTGATGATGAATTTGATGAATATGAAGATGTTGAATATGAAAGTGATTCTGAATTTAAAAAAGAAATAGAAAGTAAATATAATTTACCTCCTTATAATTTTGAAAATGATTATGATGAGTCAGAATATAGTTATGATGAATCTGAATATAGTTATGATAATTCTGAATCTGATGATTCAGAATCAATCGGTACAATTAATGATATATTAGATGATAATTATAATGTCTGTTTATGTAGAAATTGTAAAAAACAAAATATTGAAATATTGAGAAATTTCTGTTTAAAATTATATCCTTGTAAAAAAAAATCTATTGAAAAATTTAATTTAAAAATTGAATGTGAATGTTTTGATTGTTTACCTCTTGATATTATAAAAAATAAAGATTCTACAAATATAAATAATGATGATTCTACGCATATACAAAGTGATAATGAATTTTTTTATTAAAAATAAAAAATGATATTTATATATTTAATATTATAATACTAAATATTATGATTCCTTATTGTATTTATAAAAAATTTTTATATTTGGTTTATCCTAATATAATATTAATGTTTTTTCTATTTTTACTTAATTTAAATTTACAAGAATTTAATATTACAATTACTACACTTGTCGTTCAATTTATTTATACATTAAATATTTGTCATTTAAAAGTTAACTTAAATTATATTTATGTTTTATTATTATTAAATATAGGTTTTAATAGTATTTGTTATATTTATATGTTTATTCATACATTTAATATTTCTAATAGATTAATATTATCAAGTAGTATTATGCCTTTAAAAATTTTATATGATACTTTTCTATATAGTTACAGAAATTATTTAGAATTTTTATATTATGATGATTTTACATTTTTTATTATTAATTTTTCATCTATGATAGAGGATTGTTATATTTGTTATGACACTTTTCAAAAAGATGAGTTAAAATGTAAATACTTTTTTTGTAATTGTAAAATTCCTTTTCATAAAACATGTTTACTTAAATGGTTATATACTAATGATATATGTCCAATTTGTAGAAAAAATTGTTAAAAAATTATTAAAAAAATAATAAAAAAATATTATAAAAAAAATGATTTATTGTAAACTAAATCCATCCGGTAGATGTTCTAAAACTAATGATATTTCTTTAAATAATCCTCTATGTGAATATAATAAAACAACTTATCTTTGTAATAAAAAGAAAAATAATTTAGTTGTTCCTGTAGCTCCTGTTGTTCCTGTAGCTCCTGTTGTTCCTGTAACTCCTGTTGTTCCTGATTACAAAAAATTGGTGACTGATAATTGTAAAAAAACAACGGTTGCTATACTTAAAGATACACTTAAAAAATTAAAAGTATCTTTTAAATCCACAGATAGGAAAAACAAATTATGTGATGATTTAAAGAAAAATATTAATTCCAATGTTCCAGTTGCAGCATCTAAATCACCATCTGTCGCTCCCGTAGCAGTAATTAATACTCCTGCTCCAGTAGCATCTAAATCACCATCTGTCGCTCCAGTAGCATCTAAATCACCATCTGTCGCTCCAGTAGCATCTAAATCACCATCTGTCGCTCCAGTAGCATCTAAATCACCATCTGTCGCTCCAGTAGCAGCAATTAATACTCCTGTTCCAGTAGCATCTAAATCACCAGGAAATTATTGTACATTTAAAGATAGTACAAAAAGATGTATTAAAACATTAGATAAAAAATTAAATTCTGATAAATGTAAATATGATGATATTAAAAAAAGATGTATTAAAAATAATGTAATAGACAAAAGTTTTATACCTTTAATGATGAGTAAAACGATAAATATAGATAGTGTAGATATTTATGATGATAAAAAAGAATTTTATGATATAGATAAATATCAAAAAACATTTAATTGTATAATAAAGGATGATGGAACAGCATTATACTTTAATGGTATAAAATATAATATTTATTTAGATAATACCGTTTCTAATTTAAAAAAGATTAGTTTGTATTTGGGATTACAATATAAAAATGGTTTAGAATTTAAAAATCAATTATCATCTTATTTAGGATTATCTAAAATAAAAAAAATAGAATGTAAATATGATTCAGATGAAACAATTATGGTAAATGGTTATTTTGGAAATATATATATGAATTATAAATATTTAGATATAAATACATCTATGGTATTAGGAAGTATAACATTTTTATTAAATTTAAAAGCAATACCATTTTCAGAAACCAAATATTTTGATGATTCAACATCTTATTATCATAGTACTAGATTAGAGATGAGTATATTAAAATATATGAAAACCAATCTGGGAGAACCGGATAATATATTTCCAAAACCAATAACTAAAACACCAGGAGATATTGAATTATCAATAGGATCTAAAAAAATAAATATAAAAGATGAATCCGATATAGATAAATTAGATGCTAATACAATTAATTCAATTTTATCTGTATATAAATTTGATACCAATAATATAAATATAAGTACTAGTATAAGTATATTAGGTATCAAAAGTTGGTGTTTAAATAGTAATGCACAATATTGGATATTAAATGATACATTTGTTTTATTTAATACATTTCCATATAAAATATTTTTTAGTATTAAAAATAATATAAATAGCAATATAAATAATATTATAATATCTGATTATTTAAATATTAAATATAATATATTAACTCTTTATAAAGATGATATATATAAAAGAATCTATAAATATATAGCCACCAAAAATAATTTTCCAAATTTAGTAATAGATGTAGAGTTATCTAAATTACCATTAACTCCTTTAAGTACTCCAAATCCAATTCCAACATATAATTTAACAAAAGAAGCATATTATAAAATAAAAACAAAAAGTGAACTCGTAATTGATAATAGAACTGTTCCAAATCTAGGAAAATATTTAATTGATTTAGTTCCAAAAAATAATATTTTATCATCCAATCCAAATGAGATTAGAATGTATCATGGAACTAGTTTAACTCATTTAGATAATATATTAAAAAATGGTATAAAACCTGTTGGAAATGGTTTATTGGGTCAAGGATTTTATTTTACACCTAATATTGCAAGATCATTTTATTATGGACAACGAGCTCAACGATTTATGAAAAACATAAAGATTGTAATTTTAGAATTAAAAATAAGAGATGCTAATAAATTAACTGTGTTTGAACATAAAAATAAATCTGATAATATATTAAAAGATACAATACCAAATATGAAAGATTTTGAAAAATCTGATATTGTAACACAAAGATGGTGGCATCAAAATTCTTTATGGCAATTTGTAATGAGAGGACAGGATGATATTGATAAATACATTGTGATATCAAGAATTTTAATTATTAATGATAATTAATATAGTTGAGCATATTCAGGAGATTTTCCTCTATATCCAGACGATTTAGAGGATTTGGTTCGAGAACCACTATCAGATCCACCCATTCTTGATTCTAATTCACTTCTTAAACCTCCACCGGAAGAAGATCCACCCATTCTTGATTCTAATTCACTTCTTAAACCTCCATCGGAAGAAGATCCACGCATTCTTGATTCTAATTCACTTCTTAAACCTCCACCGGAAGAAGATCCACGCATTCTTCTTTTTTCTAAGACTTCTTTAAATCTCATTAATAATTCTCGTAATTGAGGTGATGATTCTAATTTACTTAGTAAATTACTTTTACTACTTACAGTAGGTGATCTTCCTACAACTGGTTCTATCATTTCATTATTACCATATCTTGAATTACTACCCCCAAATCCTGATGTTTCCATATCATCAGATCCTCTCATTAATCCCATTTCTCTTTTACGACTCATAATACTCTATTTATTCTCAATATAATAATTTTTTTATTATAAAAATAATAATATTTTATAATATTATTATTCGCTCCCAATAGGGTTTGAACCTATGACCTTTCGGTTAACAGCCGAATGCTCTACCGACTGAGCTATGAGAGCTTTTTATTTATAAAAATATATTTCTTTAAATAAAAATTTTTTTTATAAAAAAATGAATAAAAAAATAATAATAATAAAAAGAGAATGAATGATGATAAAAATATTTTTTAAAGAAAACAAGTGAATAATAATAAAAAAGAATGAATGATGATAAAATATTTTTTAAAGAAAACAAGTGAATAATAATAAAATTTATGATGATGTAACAGATGAATATACCAAAAAGGATTGAAGAATTTCCCGAGAATGAAATAATGAAAAAGATAAAGGAATATTGCAAATTAAATGGATTAAAATTTAATTTTAAAAATAGAAATAAAGTAAAGGAATATATGAATGAGATTAAAAAATATTATAAAATACCATGGAGAGAAGATCAAATATTAATAATAAAATATTTTTTTGAAAATAAAGAGTGGAAAGATATAGTAGTTCAAGCGATATTTGGTGGAGGTAAAACGACAATGATATTAGCAATTATATATCATTTAATTTTATCTAAATTAACAAATCCAGAGAATGTTTTTGTATGTGCATTTAATTGTGCTATAAAAAATGAGTTAATAAAAAAGACAAAAATAATTGGTAAATTTGATATAAGAACATTTGATTCATTAATATATAAATTATGTAAAAGTTTAGATTATAAAGATTTAAAATTATTAAATTTTGAAACAAAAAGAAGATATATATATGAAAATTTAAAATCTATAATTCCAGATGAAAATATAGAATATGTATTTATAGATGAATCTCAAGATTTAGAAAAGAAATGTTATTTTATATTAAAGAGATATTTTATTAATGCAAAGTTTTTATTTGTAGGAGATATATTTCAATCGATACAAAAAGAACCTAGAGATAGTTTATTATGGTATTTATTAAATAATAAAATAGATGGAACAATGGTATTTAAAATGTTTGATACACCAAGAGTACCTAATAATATATTATTAGAAATGAAAACATCATTATTAGAATATTATCCAGAATATAAAGATACAATAGAAAAATGGACAAGTAGTTCAAAAAAAATAGAAAAAGATTGTAAAATAAAATGGAAATCTTTTAATACATATAAAGAAGTATATAATAATATATTAGAAAAATTAAAAAAATGGAATGAAAAGGAGACAATGATATTAACATTTTCAAGTTCTGTAACGGTAAGAGGTTCATTAGGTGATATATCAAGATTTAGGAGATTTTTTTATTCAAAAAATATAAAATTAAATTCAAATCATAAAAGAATGAATGATGAATCATTATTTCTAACAACTGTAAATTCAAGTAAGGGATTAGAGAGAAGAAATGTAATTGTAGTAATTACATTTCCATTAGAGAATGCATTTAGTAATTTTAGTAATGATTTAGTAATGAATTTAATAACAGTTGCATTATCAAGAACAAAAAAGAATATAATATTTTATGTTCCAAATCATATAGACAGATATAGTGATACTTTATATTATTTCAAGAAATGTCCACAACCGTTAATGAAACAAAGTATAGATAAAAAAGAAATATATGGAATAAATTTAATAGAAATGGAACATTCTATTACAGAAATATTGAGACAAAATATATTATCTTTTGAGACAAGAGAATTATTAATATCATATACAAAAATGTTTAATATAACGGATAATGCAAATGATTCTTATTTAAAAAATATTCAGACAGATGAAGAATGTACTTTATTAGGATTGATATTTGAGGGATTAATATTATCAAAATGGACAAATCATTTTCCAAAATATGAATTTGATGAATCCAAACTACATTTATTATTTCAAGAACAATTATTAAAAATAAAAAAAATGATTCATGAATACGATGAATATACAAGAAATAATCCTATAATAAATGAAGAAATAAGAATAACTGGATGTTATAAATATGCACAGTTACATTTATTAATTAATCATAAAATGATTGTTCATTTAAATGACAATGATATAAAACAGATATCTGATAAATGGAATAAAATAACAAAATTAGTTGAAAATTATAAGATAGATATAAAAGATTATAAATTAAAAGTTCAACAAAATATAACAATGCCATTTTTAAATGGAATAATAGATGCGAGTGCGATTCCAAATAAAGATAATATACCATTAATGATTTATGAAATAAAAGCATCAAGATCAAATGAATGGAGAAAAATGGCTTTATTACAAGCCATTTTATATGGAATTCTAAGTGTAAAAGATTATTTTACTATTCATTTAATTAATGTATTTGGGAGTAAATTTTATTCTTATAATGTATCATTTAAAAAAAATTTAATGAATATACGTAATATATTGTTACAAGATATAATGAATTGGAATATAAATTGTTTTTTATCTAAAAATATAAAGACTAAAAATAATTTATTATTAGAGATAAATTATTCTGAAATTTTATTAATTGAATCGGATGAGGAAAATGTATGTATATGTTATTTTGAATCTCAATGTAAAGTAAAATTAGATATTTTTAATAAACAAAATATAGATGAAATTAATAATAAAATAGATTTATATAGAAATATTTATGGAATAAAAAATATTTATTCGTCTAATATATTATTTATGAGTGAAATAGATAATATTAAAAATATATATAAAGAAAAGGATATAATGGATAAACTTTTAAATATATATAAGAATATAAAGATTGATTTAAAAAAATGTTATAATAAAATATCATTAATAATAATATCTTTAATATATCACTATGATTTATTTAATGATTTTTTATTTATAAAATAATTTAAAAAAAAATATTGTATTATAATAAATGCAGATTTTTGTGAAAACTTTAACAGGTAAAACAATCACCTTGGAAGTTGAACCGAGTGATACTATTGAAAATGTAAAACAAAAAATTCAAGATAAAGAAGGGATACCACCCGATCAACAACGATTAATTTTTGCTGGAAAACAACTAGAAGATGGTAGAAGTTTAGCTGATTATAATATTCAAAAAGAAAGTACATTACATTTAGTATTACGATTAAGATAGATGATTAAATTTAAAAATAATAAAAATTAAAAATAAATAATAATTTGAAAAATGGAAAATTTAATAGATCAATATATAGAAATTCAAAAAAAATATAAAGAATATGAAAAAAAATTAGAACATATTAAAACAAAATTAAAAATGATAATGAAAAAAGATAATAAAAAAAAAATGGAAATTAATGGATATGTTATGGATTTAAATTTAAGATATAGAACTGATATAAATAGAAAAGAATTACCGGAAGAAATATATGAAAAATATAGTGTCAAGACTCCTTATGAAATATTAACTATAAAAAAAATATAGATGATTTAAATAAAAAAATTTAGTAAAAAAAAATATGATATCACAAAAACAAAATGAAAATATTTATGGATACACAGGAAAAAAAAATTATAAATTTTTTTCTTCATCTTCATCATCCATAAATAATAAAAAATGTATTGATCTTAAAGATTATAATAAAAATACAAATAAACCTATTGAAGTACAATTAAAACCTCAAAATATTATTAAAAATATTAAATTCAATTGTATTAATGATTATATATTATGTGATTGTGAGGAAAATATTATAGACTTAAATAAATGGTATAAAAATGATTCATTTAATACTTTAATGATTTTAAATAGAGATGGATATAAAATTGCTACTATGGATTTATTAACTCATGAAAAAGGTTATAGTGTAAGATTAGATACATTTGATATTTATATATCAATAGAAATGGATGGAGAAAATGAAACCATTTCAATATCAAATGATTTAGGTGATTTAAGTGTATATGAAACTAAATTTTCATTTGATAAATTAAATTATCCATTTCATTATAAATATGAAATTAATAAAGATTGTGATGGTATATTTAATGATTTTATTTTAGAACATTTATCAGAATTAAATCCTCCTAATCAATATACTGTTCCTGTAAAAAAGACAAATAATAATATTTCATTTAGACAATATATAAGTTATATGAAAACAAATGGATTTTTAAAATTTATTATTGATGAATCTGGTTGGAATTTACAATCCTTTGAAAATGTAGAGGAAAATAATAATTGTGTAAATGGAGTATCTATTCCTTTTAAAAATTATTGGACTTATTTTCCTAGAGGAAAAAGAATTGAACATTCTTTTATTTTTCTTTAAAATATAACGATTTAAATATTGTTTTATTTATAATCAAAATGGATTATTATAATATTTTAGGTATTGATAAATCTTCTTCCGAAGATGATATTAAAAAACAATTTAAAAAATTAGCTAAAAAATATCATCCTGATAGAGGAGGTGATTCTGAAAAATTTAAACAAATTAATGAAGCTTATAATGTATTATCTGATCCTGAAAAAAGACAAAAATATGATATGTTTGGTAATGTAGAAATGGGTGGTGTTGAAATGCCTGATATTAATGATTTATTTGGAAATTTATTTGGTATGAATTTTGGTTCCAATAATCAATCCTCTAAAAAAAAGAAATCACCTCCAAAACAATATGATTTATTTGTTTCTTTAGAAGAAATATATAATGGAAAAACTATTCCTTTTAATATTAAAAAGAAAAAATTTAAATCTAATAATACTTCTAATAAATGTATCCTTTGTAAAGGAACTGGTAATATTATTCAACAAATTCAAATGGGATTTATGATTACTCAAAATGTATCTACTTGTTCTAAATGTTTTGGTAATGGTTATATTTTTAATGATTCTGATTTTTTAGAAATAGATACGGTAATTGATGTTCCATTACCTAGAGGTTTACCTGAAGGTAATCCTATTTTAATTCGAAATAAAGGTGATGAATATCCTGGTATGGAAATTGGTGATATTATTTTTCAATTAAGATATAAAAAACATAGTATATTTGAATCTTTAGAAAATTGTGATTTAAAATGTATTGTAAAAATTTCTTTGTATGAATATTTTTATGGATTTGATAAAATCATTGAACATTTAAATGGTGAAAAAATTGCAATTCATTCTTCCTCTAATTTATCCTTTAATCGTTCTTTTAATAATATGACTAAAGTTTTGAAAGATTATGGTCTTAAATTTCAAAATCATATTGGAGATTTAATTATTAAATTTGAAATTGATTATAATAATCAACTTACATTAGATCCTGTTTTTAAACAATTAATGATGAAATATTCACCTCCTATTAATACTATTCATAATTCTTGTATTATTTCACAAAATATTGATATTTCTTCTTTATAATTTTTATAATATTTTCTTTATATAAATAATGACTTATAAAAATATTCCAATTTATTCTAATCAACAATTATTTCAATCTAATTTAAATGATATTTACAATTCATCTCAATCATATCCACCATCTTCATCTCAATCATATCCACCATCTTCATCTCAATCATATCCACCATCTTCATCTCAATCATATCCACCATCTTCATCTCAATCTTATCCACCATCATATCCATCATCTTATCCACCATCTTCATCTCAATATTATCCACCATCATATCCATCATCTTATCCACCACCACATCCACCACATCCACCACTACCTCCACCACCACCTGTATATATAAATAATAATAATTATTGTTATGATCAACAACCTAATTATCGATTTTATTATTTACCATATAATAATTGTCCAATAAGATCATCTTGTCCAATAAGATATAATAATTGTTATAATAATAGTTGTTATAATAATTATTGTAATAATAATTGTTGTAATAATAATTGTTGTAATAATAATTGTTGTAATAATAATTTTATATAAATATTTATTAAAAGAATTTTAATAAATATGTACCTAGAGTTATTCAATAATTTCTTTTTACAAAATAAACGATTAATAATTACAAATACTGTATTGACTATTTTAATTTATCCATTAGAAATAATATTATTAACATATCTATCAGGATTAATTTTTCTTCATATTAATAATAATAATACAAAAATGTTTTTAAAATTTATTATTTATTTTATAATGACATTTTTATTTATAGTCATTTGTTATTATTTTACTGAAAAAATTGATTGTGAATTGTTACCTAAATTACAAACATCTGTTAGATATGATATTTATGATATGACTCAATCATTTAATAACGACGACTCTAAAAATATAAATAGTGGAGAAACAATGACTTCTTTATTAAAAATACCAATGTATATGTATTTAAATTATACAAATATAATTAATTTTGTATTACCATTTATATTTAGTATTTTTATATTTACTATTTATATGTTTTATATTCATTATTCTATTGGTTTAAGTACATTATTATTTTATTTAATTTTTTTAATAGTTTATGTATCTTATTATAATAGAACCATGATTATTTCAAGATATAGATATATAGTTGGATTAAAATTAATGGATTCATTTGAAGATACAATTGCTAATTATGATAATATAAGAACAAATAATTCATCTGAATATGAAAAAGAAAGATTAAATGAACATGAA